CAGCACCTGGAGCAGAATAATTATTAAATCCCTGTGAATTGTCATTCAGGGTTTCATCCATATCAGAGTTTATAATCTCTTCATTTACTGCTAAACCAACTCTATAGTTTGCTTGATTATTATACTGTTCTAATATAAGAGTTTGTGATTCTACCTTAACAAATTGCCCTCTAATAAAATATACACCTTCCTGTATTTGATAGCAAGACCCTGTGGCTGCTGCATTATTGGCAACTGTTATTGCAAAAGGACTTCCTGTAGTAATACTACTATTACCTAATAAACCAGAACTAATAATAGTATTGGTGGTTAATTCTTCACCATCAGCAAATGTTTGTGTTGAATTATTTGAAGTACTTGAACCAATATAAGCAACATATAAAGTTAAATTCCCTCTTTCAGAATCTTCTGCTAATAAAACATTATCTACAACTGCAGTTACACCAGATGTTCTTCCTGTTATTTGTGTTCCAACTAATTGATCAACATATGCAGATACAGGCACTCCTTGGAAAGTATTCTGCAGTTGAATGCAATAATATAGTTTATTATATCCAGTATTACCAGGTATTACCTTTGCACCTTCTTTGAAAAAATGTTGCCCAAACTTTTCAATCTGATTTTGTAAAATAGATTGGAGATTATTGAGTTCTCTTGCCTGAACAGGAGATCCAGGTTTAAACAGCACCTTATGATAACCACTATTATCAGAATAGTCGTCAAAATATGGCGATACGTTTAAATTCGTTTGCTGTGGCATGATTTTTTAGAACTGCAAAATAACTTTGATATCTTCTTTTTGGTTTAATGACCTTGTTATAGAAGGTCTATTATCAATGTAAACAATATTTCCAGAATACTTTTTAGATTCGGGATTGGCAATGCCATTATTAAATGACTGTCCAAGATAATACGTCTTACTATTTATTACGGTTGAGACACCTGTGAAGGACGTATCTATCGCTAAATTAGACCCTGTAGATGGAACAATAGTAAGGCTTCCATTACCACTTGGAGTACTGGTAAATTGATTTAAATTATACCCATAAGGAGGATTTGTTTGAGCAGTGCCTACTGTATTAAATCCTGCCATAGTCCTGTCTTGCCAGAACTTCAAAACTCCTGTATTTTGATCATAACTAATAACTTTTCCGAGAGCAGTAGAACCCGTTCCAATAGTTTGCTTAATTAAAGAATCTGCATTAAATGATGCAGAACTATAACCAGCACCAGTTAAACGAAGAGCAGGAACTGCACTTGCTTTGTCTAGTGTTAATAAATTATTAGATCCAAATCCTTTAGGATCTTGAACAACACCAATTCTTGCTATTTGATTGCCTGTAATAAAATCTGGGTTTTCTGTATCATTTTCTATTCTAGAATAGAGTAGAACATTATATGCACCCAATTCTTCATAAATGTCAGAACCATGTCCACCTTGAGGTGAAATAACAACATCAAATGTAGGAACTGTTGTTCCTGTAGGAACCCCACCACTAACTAAATCTACATTACCATAAGAATAACCAGATCCTTGACTAGAAACTGTTATAGAATCGACTGTTTGATCATTTGACATGATAACAGTACATTCACCACCAGAACCATCTCCTTTGATTGGAACTCTTGTATAAACAGCACCAGCAGTTCCTAAACCAACTCCTCTATTAGTAATAGTAACTATTTTAACAGATCCATCTACTGCATTATCTCTTACGGCAGCATTATCTGCATCTGTATCCCAATTTGGAGGAACTGGAATAAAATCAGTTGATTCAAATTTTACAATATCACTTGGTTTAATAGTATAAAGATACTTCCATACATATCCATCTCCACTACTTCCTGCAACCTTTGGTTCTAAATCAGTAAATGTTGGTTCATCTAATGATGGTCTGCCATTAGGATTTTCTGGATCAGTTCCGTTCTGCAAACACTCATATACTCTATAATCACTATTCAATACATAATAACTTGCTGAATATAAATTTGTAGCACCTGAAACATTAGCAGTATTTGACCTTGTATAATCTCCACGATACATATCATACGTCGTTCCTGAAGTCCATAATCTTTTTTGAACTACCTGTCTCACATCTGAAGAATTAATTTTCTTCAAAGCAATCATAGTATCCCAATAACTATTCTCCTGGTCAAAACTATCTTTAGGAGAAGGGGGAGAAGTATCCCAATCAGATTGTTGTTCTGTAGGGTTAGGTAATCCAATAAAAGAATAATATGCATTGCTAGTAGAATTTACACCAGCAATAAAATTCTTCGCATTTAATATCC